AATAAATTAAAAAATTGCTTGGCGTGTTTATAAATTAGGTAGGCATGTTACAATCTGGTACAAAGAAACAAGTGGATTTCCCAGCACCAACAATCACCGTCTTTACATTAGGTACAACCGGATTATCTAGCAGTACGTGCCCAGCGTGTCACGTCGATATTTTACAAGCGTATAAAGTACCAAGGAAACATAGGTTTCCAGCTATTCCACCAATAAACCATAACAATAAGTTTTCTGTACTGTTTCAGGATTCTTTAGGTACTATTGTACCTGTACTAAACCATCAAAAGTTTCAAGTGTTTAGCATCCACACGAAACACCTGCACCAATGTAGAAGAGCAAACGAACGTAAGCAATTAGCAAGCATACGGAATAGATTAATTACATATTAATTGTAGCTGCGACAGTTCTTCACATGCTACCCTGTAATCTATTAGTAAATTGTCAATTGCAACAGAACTGTTTCGAGCGAGCTGCATCATGAACACGTTAGAAGTAAAAGCTAAAAAGATCGCTGATTCATTTATGCATAAGAAGCTGACACACTTGGAGAACGATAGGATCGAGCAAATCCTTCAATTAGCTAATGATGGAAAGAATCAAAGGGAAATAGCAAGAGCGTTAAACATACATCAAAGCTCGGTCAGTCGTACGCTTTCAAAATATATGGGCACCTTACTTAGTGCGAAGAAAACACTAGAATCTGGTGCTAGAAAACTGGCGGAAACTGTTGTGAATACTGAAGATAGCTCGCTTGCTTTAAAGGCGTTAGGACGCCTAAATGTAGTGAACGATACGCCTGACAATGGTGGCATACAGGTTATTATTGGTAGTCCCTCCAATATAGTGGACGGTCTAACGCCACCTATCCTATTGAAAGCAAAAGACTTAGGCGATTAAACGTGATGTAAACGTCGCATAATGTTCATTATGTAACCTTTTTAAACTGTTGATTCTATTGGAGTTTTAGGCCTATGGTTAGCTCTGGAATACTCGATCAAGACTTTGGTGGGAAAGTATCAGGTTGTTTAGTTGTTGTAAACAAAAGACTTAGGGCGAATGAGGGAACATCGGCGCGGGAACGTGTAAGGGGAGCCACCCGTCCTCTATATATATATCATACCCTCCGCAAGCTTGTCGGCTTGTGTCCTTCATGCGAGGGGGGTATTGTGGGACATGGACGCACACGCGGGTCGCTGTATCGTGCCACTGTCACATGTGAATGTGGGTGGCATGGAACGGGGCGGGAGCTAGAGGAGCCACAATGGTTCACGACAACGATTCAGTAGCACGGCAGACGAGGGGTTTTGACCCGACACAAGCCTTTGGTGGAAAACGGTATGATGAGGCCACGAATACGTGGCATTCTAAGCTGAGGGGAACGCCACAAAGACCCGCCACAAGAAGCCCTGAATTTGATGGGGCAGCATACGATCCGACGAGAGACAAGGAACGACTCACGGGGCAACTGAATCGTGTGTATGAGGCGGTCACGGAGGGGCGATGGCTGACGCTTTCCGGCATTGCGTCACGCACGGGCGACCCTGAAGCGAGTATCAGTGCCCAACTCCGAAATCTTCGGAAACCACGCTTCGGCGCATACGATATACGGAGACGACGCGCAGGGAATCGGTTTGAATATACCTGCGTTGGCAAGCAACGTGAGAAAAACAGGCAGGAGTCACTGTTCTGATGGACAACACAGACATGCACACAGACACCTGTGAGACGTGCCGGTTTTTTCGTGTGGAAGCCCGACCGATGGAGGCAGACGGATCATGTGTCCGGTATCCCCCAAAACAGTTCCCTCGGTATCCAGAGGTTCTGACCACCGATTTTTGCGGAGAACACCAAGCTGCCTACGGGCATGGAGTGTAAGCGATGGCACAAGAGCGATTAGCGCAATTATTGCAAGTGTTGGCAGGGATGCAAGCGGAAAATCCGCCACTCCCGCCCTCGCCGGATTTAACAGGTCAGATGGGCGAACCGGCCCCGCGATTACCGATGGGTACAGGTGTTACGGCAGGAATGACCCCTTGGCTGTGGAATAAAGTATTGTCTGGCGAGAATACCTTTAGAGCGATGGGCGGTGCTGAACCTCGGTATGGCTTACCGACAGGTCGACGTGATGTTGATATTCAGCGAACACAATACGGATCGCCAGGTGATCGCGGAACGATCCAGATCCCTGCAAACAGGCCGACGTTTTCTCCTGAGTTAGAAGCAGCGAATGCACGGCTGAGACAGAGTGGTACGGAGATCACCCCTCAATTTCTTGCGATGCAGACGAGGGGGCCATTAGTCAACTACATGGAAACCATCCGACAACTCGATGAAGCAAGCGCACCGGCACGGATGGAAATCGCTGACCTTGAAGCGAAGAAGCTGGCGATTGAGGAACAAATTAAAGAGGCGACACGACTGATGAAAGACCAGCAGAAAGAAGGAACGGTTCAACTGAAGGGAAGCCAAGGGATGGGCCTCGGACGTTAAAAAGGAGTTTCACGTATGGCAACCACTGTCACCGCAGCGACCTTGACCGTCACTGTGACCGAAGAGGTCACGTTGGGCGGCTATGACCAGGGCGCGAAGAATACGTTTACGATTGCAGGTGTGAATGAAATCCAGAGGCGCATTGTCACGTGTCCGGCGAGCAATACGACGACCTTACTCACGTTCTCATCGAATGTGTATGACAGCGTCCACGCGCTCGACACAGAAGATACGAAATATGTGCGGATTACGAATCTCGATGATACGAATTCCTTAGAACTGGCGGTGGTCGGGGCAGCGACGCTCTATCAGGTGACGCTAGCTGCCGGACAGAGCCAGATGATCCCGCCACCGGATGGCGCGATGCTTGCGGAAGCCGATACGAGTCCGAGTTTTGGCACAATGGCGGATATCGCGAGTGTGCAAGTCAACCCAGGAGGCAACGCAATTGATGTGGGACTCTTTGTGGCAGCCGTGTGATGGATGATCAGATCACGTTGCGCGGAGGGTTAACGGTGTCGTTAGCCACACTGAAGGTGGGATGGGACTTAGAGGCCCGTGGACTGCGTATGCGCGTGGATCGTAAAGGAAAACTCGTCATTGGCCCCAAAAGCCTGCTCTCGGACGAAGACCAGGCACGGATTCGATTAGTGCGTGACGAACTTACGCAAGTGGTGGCCTATGAGTCTCCGCCGGAGGTGATGTGATGTGGCATCGTGAACCGACCTGGGAGGACTGGTGTCCACCAGACTTACGCGTATCGCGTCTGACGCGGTCGTGGTGGATCGCAGCGACAATGCTAGCGGGCAGTTGTCTCGTGGGATGGAAAGTATGGCACGTACGGCGGTAACCATGGCAACCTGTTGCTGGTGTCAGGCTCCACTCGTCGAACAAGAGGGGGTCTGGTGGTGCGGGGGATCAGACGCCTGTCGATCACGGCAAACCGCGTTTGCGTCACAACATCAGTCAAAACAGGGCGTACGGGAATGGCTCTATGTCCCCACCCCCGTGCAAGCACAGTGGCATGAAGCGACACTCTTGCGAGGCGCGAAACATGTGGGGGTCGGCGGAGCAGCCGGACCAGGGAAAAGTCGGTTTGGACGGGAAACGCTCTTCTGGTTTGCACGAAAAGTCCCAGGACTCCACGCGCTTTTGTTGCGGAAAACGCATAAAGACTTAGACCAGAGCCATTTACGGTTTTTACCACACGAAGTCGCACAACGGGGCGGTCGATGGAAGGTCAGTGAACGGATTGCGGTGTTTCCGCATCCAGGGCAACCGGATTCGATTATCCGTGCGGGACATATGGAATCGTCAGGCGATGTGGAGAACTACCTCTCCTCGGAATATGACATCATTTTTCCTGACGAGTTGGTGACGTTTGATCGTGACCCGATGCTAGAACTGTTTTCACGCGCCAGAACGACGAACAAGGCGATGTTTACATTGCGGGGACAGCAGGATTCCGAGAACGATGATCGGCTTGACGGATCGTTTGTGCTCACGGCGACCAACCCTGGAGGGCGCGGATCGTTATGGGTGCGGGATTTTTTTGTGACGAAAGGGGTAGATCGGTCAGAGTTCCCTCGGTATAACCCGAACCGATGGGTCTTCTTCCAGGCACGATTGGAAGATAACCCCTATATGGCGGTGGGATATCGGGAAGCCCTGGAAAATCTGCCGGAAATGCGTCGTCGGCAACTCCTCGATGGCGACTGGAATGCGTATGAAGGCCAGTTTTTTAGCGAATGGCGCAGTGACCGACATGTAGTCGATGTGCCCTTGGTCAAAAAATTGGAATGGTTCGCCTCGATGGATTGGGGCTATAACGCGCCAGGATGCGTATTGTGGTGGGCGTGTTTACCGGATGGACGGTATCATATCGCACGAGAGTATAAGTTTTCTGGACAAACTTCTGAAGAGGTAGCTGTGCAGATTCGACGGGTCACGAAGAGCTTAGGAATTAAACGACTGCGGTATCTGTCGTGCGATCCAGCGATGTGGCAAAAAACAGGCGCAGGTCGTGGCGAAGCGATTGCGGAAACGCTCATTCGGCACGGGTTACCGGCGCGGAAGTCGGACAATGATCGCTTTAATGGCTGGTTACGCTGCCATGAACTCTTACGGTGTCGTGGCACAGAAGAACCGTGGATTACCGTCTCCCCGTCCTGTACCTATTTAACGAGGACTGTGCCTGCCATGCTGCAAGATAAACACGATCCTGACGACATGGATACGACCGGCGATGATCATGCGGTCGATGCGTTGCGCTACGGCGCAATGAGTCGGCCTTCACCGACACGTATTACCACACGGACAGCCTTTCCGACAGGGTCGGTGGGGTGGTGGAGAGAGTGGGATCGGTCGCGTGGACGAAATAGAGGAGCGTTAGCATGAGAAATAGAGGATGGCGATAATGGCATGGGAACCAGGCGCATCACGGACGTTACGAGAGCAGGATCGTGGAGCATGGGCTAGTCGCATTGACCGCGCTGCGCTGGTGGCGAAACAGTTTTATCCGCAATGGGAACGCGCACTCAAACGGTACACCGATGCGAAGTTTGATAAAGAACGATATGACGTGAATGCCTTGCTCGACTTTCGACATGTGGAAAGTAAACGCGCTCAACTCTTCTATCAATCACCGGAAGTACAGCTTGTGCCGATTGATCCCGACCATCCAGACGTGCCGTTCGATCAACTCCTTCCGTTACGGCAAAAAGTCTTGAATCATCGGTTGGGGACAAGCGGGACACACGCGAAACGCGAAGTGCATAGCACGTTGTTTGATGCGATTGCGACGAGTGGTTTTATGATTCTCAAAGTGGGGTATGAGAATCGTGTAGTTGAAGTGACGACGCTCCAAGAGGGGATACTCGGAGAACCGCCTATCGAGGTGAAAGTCCCTGTGCCGATATGGGAGCGATGTTTTATGTCTCGCGTCTCGCCGAAGCGTCTCTTGATTCCGTCTGATTTTCGTAGCGGAGATTTCGATTCGGCCCCGTGGCTTGGGGTACGTGGACGGATGCCGTTATCACAAGCACGGACACAACCTGGATGGTCGATTCCTGAAGGGTTTGAAGGGTCCACGACGAAAGATCACACGACCTTCGATCATGGCACGACGGATCAAGGGGACACTGATCCGATGGTGGAATACACGGAAATCTGGTATCGGGCGAGTTTGTTCGATAGCACGGTCGTGCATCCCGATTTGTTTCGGTGTTTGATTCTTGCGGAAGGCATCGAAGAGTCTGTCAAGCACGTCGATTCACCGTATCAAAGTCTTGATGAAATGGGACGCTTAACGGATGATTCGATGATCGGGAGTCCGATTCATGTGGGGACGTTACGCGATTTGTCGGACTCGGCCTACGTGCCAAGCGATCTGGTCGTGGGCGAACAACTCGTCAATGAGTTGAATAAGTTTCGGACGCAGCAGGTGCGTGGACGGTCACGTCGACAACCGATGGTCGTGTTCGATACGAACAATCTTGATCAAGAAACGATTCGGAAACTGGAGAATAACCAGGGTCCAGTCGGGCTGCCTGCGGGATCGCTTGCTGCGGGTGTCGATAAGTTGATGGCGGTAATTGGCACGGGGAGTGAACCCCGCGATAACTACACCGCGCAAGATTACATTGAACGGGATTGGGAGCGGGCCTTGGGGGTCAGTGCCAATCAGCAAGGGGCGTTTACCAAGAGCAAGCGTACCGCGACCGAAGCACGGATTGTGCAAGGCAACGCCGATGCGCGTGTCGAAGCGGAACGAGATCGTGTTCGTGAATGGTATGTGTCAGCCGTGCAGAAGTTTGATTCGATTATCCAGCGAGTGATGAGTCCACAAGAGTTAACAAAAATCCTTGGACAGCAAGGGGCTGCGTTATGGGATCAGTGGCGAGTGATGCCAGGACGATATGTCTACCGGATTCAGCCGGATAGCGGAGTGCATGTGGACGCGATGCAGCATCGACAACAAGTCTTAGACGAATATAATCTTTTGCGCCGAGATGAACGGGTGAACGCCGACGAACTCCTCAAAAAAGTCGCACTGGCCCTTCACCACGATCCGGCGCAATTTATTGCTCCGCCACAGGAGCGACCGCCAGAGCCGATTAAGTTATCCCTGGCGTTCAACGGCGAACATCTGTTGTTGCCAGGGGCAGGACGGTTGCTGCTTGACCTGCTGACGGAAAGTGGCGTGAAATTGGGGCCAGATACGATTCAGCGTCTCGCAGCCATCCACGCCCATCAAGCCCAAGTCCAAGGGATGCCCCCGCCTGCGCCACAACCCCAGGCTCCTCCTGGCGTGGCAGGGATGATTCCTGGGTCAGACATGATGCCAGTAGCTGCTAGCCCGATGGGTCATCAAGGGTCAGCCTTAGTGACTGAGCCAGTTAATCAGCATCAAACGGAGCGCACCGGCGGTGTGCAGGGTGTGGGCGTATGACGCACGGACATACCTTGACGGACATGTTGCGCCAACAGTGGGTAATGATGAAAACAATGGTCGATACGGAGGTGGCACGATCAGGCGATTTGCCACGAAGTGCCTTACGGGTGCTTGGTGATCGTGTTGATGAAAAACTGGCTGAGTTTGATCGGGAGTCTGTGCGATGACAGCAACTTGTCCGACATGTGGAGAGGTATTCGGTGTAGGACAGTGGTATCAATGTCCCCATGAACCATACCGAGGCACGGCAGTGCCTGATGATGTACCAGGTGGGTTTTGGATAGAAAATGCGTGGACAGAACCGAGAAAGTTTTATTCACAAAGCGCGTACAAGCGTGCGTTAGCAGCCGACAACAAAATGCTAGCTCCGAGATGGGCGCAGGGATCGAAACATTTAGATCGATGGGTGAGCATGGACGCGCAGACATTAGAGAATGCGAGAGTGTTGGTTTCACGGCAGTCGAAAGCCTCGCAGCCAGAAGACGTGCGCTGTGAGACACTGTCTGTCGAGACACGAGTGTTAGATACGTCAGTCACTGTGACAGGAGAGTCAGACTAATGCAGATTGCCGAATCGGGGGGCTTAACCCTCACAGACGCTGAAGGTCGACTCTTGAAGCGTGAGGAGGTGCGTCTCACAGAGAACGAGGCGCAAGCGTTACGCATAGCAGCACGGATGCTCCGTGGCAAACGATTTCGCATGACCGTTCGGTGTGATATATGTTTTGAAGACGGACGTGGCGATGGGATGCGTGGTGTTATTGATCGACAGATGATTGATTTGGAGTGTCGATGCCGAACTCTCCGTTATGTCGGAGACACGGCATCGTAAATGCGTTTGCAATCACGACAGATTGTACACAGAACCTGAAGTACGAGTCGCTGACCGACGAGCGAGAGAGTCGGTGAAAGGACAGCGTGGAAACACCAACTGGAGGCGATATGACGGTAGCGTTTGAAGAGGCTTTGACAGCGTCTGAACCCGACCAAGATACTTCGCCAGTATCTGACCCTACACCAGAATCACCTACCTCAGCATCGGAGGCATTGCCTGCGACTGAGTCTGTAGAGACCCCTGCATCAGCAGAGGTTCCTACGGAGACGGATGCTGCTCCGACACCGCAGCCTGAAAGCACTGATTCTCAAGTAGTAAGTGCCAGCACCGAGGCTGACACCCCTGCAACACCAGCCACACAAGAGGAGCCTCCTGCGGGAGAACCCCCGGAGTGGCGATGGCAAGACATCTTGTCGAATGCGCGTGACACGACCGCGAAGGAAACGGAAACGCGGGTCCGGCAAGAAATGGAATCTCAATACGCCTGGGCAAAGGATTTAACGCAAGCGTCTGACGGAGAACGACAGAATTTGTTGTCATGGTATCAAGTCTTGAACACCGATCCCGTGACCGCCCTGTCGCAACTCTCGCAGGCGATTGCAGCGAATCCAGAGCTTAAAGCGCGGTTGGATGCGACACAGGGCACGGCACAGGCAGTCCCTGAGACGCCAGAACCGCAAGCGGATTTGCAAAACGCGGACGGTACGTTGGTCTATTCTGCGGACAAACTCAAAGAATGGCAGGGTTGGACCCAACAACGGTTGTCACAGCGTCTTAATCAACAGTTTGAGGAGCGATTAGCCCCGTTGCAACGGGCAGCGTCACACGCTGAATCGCAACGTATTCAAACGACAGCGTTGAATGAGGCGCAAGGGGCGATTGATACCTTTCGTGAAGATGCAGATTTTATGGCGCATACTGCCGATATCAAGACCACCATCGAACAGGATGCGCGACTGGCAGCGTTAGCGGATCATGACCCCAGGGCAGCCCTGGATGTCGCGTGGGCGCGGGTGTATCGAGCAAAAGTCTTGCCGAAAAAGTTGCAAGGGAACGAAGCCGAAGTGCTGGAAAAATTACAACGTAAAGCGACAGCGGGATCAGTGAATCCCAATGCCCCGACTGCGATCACCCCTCAGAGATTTCGATCAGATGAGGCGGGGTTTGCCGAGGCGTTGGCACATTTCAATGAGACGGGTCGCTAATTTTTCGGAGTATAACGATTATGGCTAATCCAAAAGTAGGTCAGACCGTTGCTTCAACGTGGAAAGCTGTCGTCGGAACCAAACCAGAAGATAGTATCTTTGATGATTACTGGTTGCTGGACCGGCTCAGTAAAGGCAAAGCGTTTCTGTCAGTGAATGGCGGACGGACAATGAACGGCGCAGTCGAATATGCCGTGAATAGCACCGTCAAGTCCTATTCGGATACAGAAACCTTAGATACCACGCGAATCGACGTGTTTGACGAATTTGAATACGCATGGAAAGAATATGCAGGCACCGTCGTGATGTCTGAATTAGAACGAGCGAAGAACCAGGGCACGGGTGGCAAGTTTGCATTACTGCCTGCAAAACTGGCGAACTTGCAAAGTACGATGCGGAAGGTGTTGAATGAAGGCATCTTCTCGGATGGCACTGGCAATAGCTCGAAAGACATTGGCGGGTTGCAGCATATCGTGGCGTCGTCACCAACATCAGGAACGGTCGGAGGCATCAATCGTGCCACTTACAGTTTCTGGCGGAACCAACAATCGGCTGGCACGCAGAGCAGTTCAGCGTTTGATAATCTGCGGTCAACGATGCGGTCGGTCTACAATTCGTGTGCGAGTGGCGTGAACTCCAAACAGCCCACGTATTTTGCGACGACCCAAACAGTCTACGAAGGCTATGAGTCACTCCTCACAGCCAACGAACAGGTCACGAGT